CATCTGCGTCTGAACTCTGTATGGCAGTTGTCGCAGATGTATGTCTCTTCGGGATCAGTCATCTTGCGTTCGATGGTGCGTACATCACCGCACCCTGGACACTCGTAGTCATATGTCATAGCTTGATAGCATCCTCAATAGGCAGATAACCTACTACCTTCTCAACCTTATCTACATTCTCAAACTCTGTAGTCGCTGGCATCTGATGTGTATGCCACTGCGGTTCATCCATATCTGTTAGATCAAAGGAGTAGATTCCAGATGGAGTGCTGTTGATATAGAAGGGCAGCAACTCACGATGGTATGCCTGCTCCATCAGCTTGCGATACTTCATCTGCTCTATAAGTAGCGTAGAATAATGGGTTTGGCGACACTTCAACTCAATAAAGTGACCGGCCTTAGCACTGGTGCAGTCGAAGGCATCATAGATTCCTGGTGCTCGCTCTAAATCTGGGTAGAGATTAAACTTAAGGAAGTCAAAGAGTATTAACTCGTTCATCTCCAAGGACTTTGACCGCCTAGCCTATCCTGCAAGGCACGAAGTGCAAAGGTAATCCTACGATCTGCTGTAGATACAGCACACTCTAGTAATTGTGCTACTTGTGCAAGTGTCATAGCTTGGTGGTAGCGCCATACCAGTGTGGTTTGGTGCTCGGTATCAAGACCTAAGTAAGCCTTCTTAATATCAATCAGGATAGCAAGCAGGTTGCCACCTTCTGCTGGTGAGGAAGAACCCTTGGGTCTGCCATCACGGATCATCTCTTGAGCCTGCTCTAGTACTGTGCCATCTATGACTGATGCAATAACAAAGGGTAGTAGCTGCGCTAGGTTAGCAGTCTCATAGTAGGACTCATCAGAGATATGATAGCCAGACCTGATTGACTTCTCCTTGCGAGCATACCTTTCAGCAGCACGAAACATCTGCCAACCAACACGCTGTTCATTATGCTGGCGCTGTTTAATCTCAGGCTCTGATAGCTGCTCGTTAAGATACTCAGCACGCGATAGCGCCCACTTGATACACTCTTGCTTGACATCATCAAGGTCCACAAAGGCTTTGTACCTATTGTGGATGGTCTGTGCAACAGATGGTGCTATGTCATAGACAGATGGGTGTAGTTCAGTCATTTGCAATCCTCTGTTGAGCGATAGCGTGATACTCTGCGTCCATCTCTATACCTATAAAGTTACGATTTAATTCCTTACAAGCCAACGCTGTAGTTCCCGAACCCATAAATGGGTCTACTATTGTGTAATCAGGTGGCAAGATACCGACAATCCTCTTCATAACTTCCAAGGGCATTTGACAAGGGTGAGCAGTCTTATCTTTAGATACATTTTTTACTTGGTTTATTTCCCACCAGTCATATAATCTTGCAGTCTTACCATCGGCAATCCTTTGCATAATTCTTTTGTCTGTAGGATTTTTATATGGTTGCCCATATTGTCTGAAGTCAGGCTTGATACCAAAGAAGGCTATATCTCTATGCTGCTTGGCTGTATTAGAATTGTAAACCCAGCTTACAATTTTGTCTGGAAATTCACCAACCTGAAAGGCTATCTTGTATATCTCTTCGGGGTAATGAATAACCACAAAAGGGGCATACTGAAATACAGATGCAAGCATTTCGTAATACTCTGTTGAATCCATATTATCTTTATAGTTGTTGTAATGGTAACCCACATTAAAAGGTGGGTCAGTTACAATCACAAACTTCTTTTCTTTCACGTGTATCTTAGGTAATTCTTCTAAGCAGTTACCTAATATCAATTCGCTTTTGAATTCAGTCACAGTCAGGTAGCACCAAATCTATAGTGTGTTGAATGTTCAACAACTTAATAGCAAGGAAGTCTATATAGTTGCTAGCATCAGCCAGCTCTTCAATCAGTTCTTTAATGGTGTCACTGGTAGTAAAGGACTCGAACTTCTGCCCTTGTGCTATCGCATACTGGTCTGCGCCCACACCACGCACACGAGAGGCACGAAGGGATGCAAAAGATTCAATGAAAGATGTAAGGTCATCAGTAGATACACCGTTAGCACGGTAGCCAACTACTGCAAGGTGGTCTACTAACGGGTTGCTGTTGGACATATCAGCACCGTCTCGTTTTCTACGTTGATCTCCAAGATGTGAAAGCCCATAGTATGCAAAGTCTGTATCATCTGCTGCCATTCGCCCTTATCCATTCGTCTCTCCTACTAACAAAGCTCGTGTTGCTTCTGCACCATAGGCTAAGTAGTAGTCGTTTATGTCCATATTAGGTGGCAATGTTACTATAACTCCGTTTAATACCTCTTGTTGAACACGCTTACTAAAGTCTGCTCCAGGGTTAGTGCCATCTTCCTTTACGTCATTATCGCCCACAATAAATACACTGTCATAACCGTTAAGTAACTTAGCAAAGTGTGGCTTCCAAGCCTGTACTCCTGGTACACCCACTGCTGCTATGCCAAGAGTTCCGCTAGTAATGACTGTGTCTAGCTCACCCTCACAGACCACGATGTATGGGCTAGTATCTGTTACATCAACAGCGTTGTATAGGTGTGCCTTCTGCCCTGTAGGGCTACCATACTTAGGCTTACCATCATCTAGCCTGCGAAACTTAAAGCCTACACACATACCCATAGCGGTGATGTAGGGAATAGATAGCCAACCGGCGTGCATCTCGTGACCGTTAATAGGATCAACGACTGTACCTAACTGGAACTTAGCTGCAACTAACTCAGATATCCCACGTTCGTTTAGCGCGACGAGAGTTTCTGGAGTTATTTCCTGTGCGTATCTCTGCGCCGCTTCTAGTTGCAATTTCGACTGCACGTTTGAGGCCATCGTTAAACTCCAGATTCTCTATGAGGCAAACTATATTAGCGGCGTTGCCTCCTTTACCGCAGGTAAAACAGAAGTACAGATTGTCATAGGTGTTAATGGAAGCAGACCTATGACTATCATTATGTAACACACAGCGCACTGAAGCGCCATTACCTTCTCTTACTTCACCGCCATAGAAGGCAATGATAGGTGTTATGGGGATTGAGTTTGCATCAACGGCACCTTTGTACCTGCGTGTTTTACCCAACCTGTTCCAGTCTTGTGCTGACATACACACCCCTTAACATCGCACTTCTCGTGCCAGTGTGCAGCACGCTTGAGATGACCTAGAAAGTTTTCCTCTCCAGCTTTACTGCAGTTATCGCAAATCACTTGGGTTGCATCCCTTTAATAACTTCAACTTCAACTCCGTTAAACAGCAAGCCTGCGTGTGCAAGTCCCCAGTTGTAAGCGTTGTGTTCTAAGTTTGGGTTCTCTAGATCTGGTGATTCAATCATAAGGCCAGCAATACCTTCTGCGAACTCTTGTTCAGTTAGTTTACTCTGAGTCATTTTCTGCCTCACTTCCACCTTCGACCACCTCTGACTCTGTGGCATCGGCTTCTTCACTGACGCTCTCTTGCGTCGTCTCTTCAACGGTTTGATTGTCGCTGCCATCTTCACTCCAAACATTTGATGTGGTGATAATACCTTCTGGTACTGCCATTTGTTTCTCCTTCAACCATTGTGTTAAGTCTTGGACCACCCAAGCCTTGTCTATGCCAGCGTTGCGGCGTTTAACTACGACATAATGCAGTGGCACTTCCCCAATACCACGAGCCTTAGCGTAGTTAACCGCCTCAACCTCTGCTTGCCTCCAGAACTCAGGAAGGTTTAGCCTTGCCGTGTTCTTGAGTTCTAGTATGTATGCCTGTCCCGCAACCACACATACTAAATCACCTTCGTCGTCCTTGCCTGCCAAGCGCAAGCGCTCAGCTAGTACACCCAGACCACGAAACCATTTCATTACATCTATCTCGAAGGCTGCACCCTTAGCCTTATTGTACTTCGGGTTGCTCATCTACAAGCACAACCTTATTGATTTTATAGATGACATTTCCTTCTTCATCCTTGACTAATTCCACGATACCAGATTGCAACAAAGCACCAACAAAGTTGGTTAGATCCACCTTGAGTGCGTTAACGTCTTCACGCAGTGCATCAACTTCTACACGTAAGAGTTCAATGTTAATCTTATCTCGGTACTTATTTGATAAACTTTCTTCAGCCATTAGAACTCCTGTCCAAAATACCAAAAGCCAAGATCAATATTCCAATGATAATCAGATATATCAAAGCCAATACCGAACCCTCGCTTACGACCATACGCCCACCAAAATCCAGCAATTTTCTTTTCACTCATTGTTCTATCTCATTTCCGTATTCATCTACGATGTAGTCTCCAGTATAACCTGCTCGTGCATCCCGTCCCAGCATTGCGCCGAAGGCGTTTCTATCTGATATCTGACAGGCTCCGTAGTTAACCATTAGCGATGTAAAGTCAGAGGCATCTGCCGTGTGTGGCCCAAACCTATTCTTTACTGCTGCAATGTTTAACTCTGCGTTCATTGGATCATAACCCAGGGTCAGTATCAACGCTGGTAACTGGCTCACCTTGCCGTGAATAGCACGACGGGCAGGTGGCTTAGTTGGTGAGCCATACTCTGACTGCTCAGAGACGTGGTGCAGGACCAATACACAGGCTTCTGTCTTACGTGCCATATCGTGCAGCTCCATCATAATCGCACGTAAGCCTGCCCATTCATTATCAGTCTCTGCTGCCACGTTCATCAAGTTGTCTATGATGATTAACTCTGGAGCAATTCCGTATAACTCCACGTACGCTCTGATTTCTAACTCGATATCATCGAGTGACGGACTAGAATCAAAGACCCATTTAATATGACCTAATTTACTAAGGTGCTGGTTGTAGTAGTTACTATCATTAGATAAGTTCTGTTCAACATTAACCTGATTATGACCCGATAGGTGTGCTGCACTTCGCATCATCACCGTAGTCGTATCAGTATCTGCTGAAAAGAATAGTGCTGGTACGCCTGACTTGATTGCATAGATCAGTGCAAACATAGACTTACCAGCGTTAGGTGCAGCAGCTACCATACAGACTTGTCCCCTTCGGAACTTAATCTGCTTGGCTGCTAAGCCACTCCATACATCGGGTAGAGGCGTTGCTTTAGTGAGCACGGTTCCCCAGGCTCTATCTAAACTAAGCAACGCTTTCCCCCTTCAGTATTATATTTAATTGTTTGCGGATATCACGTCTTTCAGGTTCGGTTAAACCGCCCCAGATACCAAAGCGTTCGTTTCGTACGCCCCAGTCTGCACATTCAGATTTATGGACACAGTTTCCACAGACATAGACAATGAGTTTCTTTTCAGAAATTGCAGTGCCGTCTTCTGGAGGAAAATACACGTCTGTGTCTATGCCCCTACAACGTGGATCCTCAAACTCCCAAGGACCACGCATTCAATCAACGAATCCAGATAGTGTCGCACTTTTCTGACTTCGGTAATTCCTTTGGACCAGCACACATAAAGCCTTGCCAAGGTCCCTTCTCTCCAACGCCTGAACGGAAGTTCATCTGTCCGTGACGGCACATCTTTACTGACGGATCAGAAGATGCTGCTACTGGTGTTGCATTGAACTGTGCTTGGATGTTCTGTACTGCTGTTGCAGTAGCGTTGCCACCACCAAGGTCAGCAGATGTTGCCTTGATAAGCGCAGCAACCATACCAAGGTCATTAAGACCTGTCTCTAAATCCTTTACATCTTGTGCATAAAGGTTGATAAGAGTTCCATCAGATAACTTGTAGTTAATCTGGAACTTTGTGTTCTCGTTTGCAGCCATTTACTTTCCTCCACTAGCTCTGATATTGATTCTTACAGATTCGTTACCTACCGATTTAGGAACAAACCCCAGAAGTTTCTCAACTTCTTTTGCGTCAACTGTCTCACGACCTTTAACTGTTGTCCAACTGATTTCAACACCACTCTTAGTGATGCCTGTAGATCCTTCAAGGGATGCCTTCAAAGAATCTTTCTCTTTCTCCAGCTCTTTTATCTTGCCATCTAACTGTAGGTAGTGCAGTGCGTGCTTGTCAACTTCTTCGTCCTCAATCACTACTTCACTAAGGACGATACGTTCTTTTTTTAATCCAGTACAACCCATCTCACCGGATGCGTCATAGTACTGGCAGTAATCCTTACAGAAAGATTCATCCTTCTCAGGCTCTGGCAATGTCTCTGATGCTTTGACATTGGCTAGCCAAGATAAAGCAGCAAGTGCCATCACTTCATCATAAGGTTCTGTATGCACCTTGATGTCCTTCTCAGAACCATCACGTGCTATTGCTACAAGGTTGACTGTCTTTACTTCGTAGCCATTTTTAGATAGCAAGTAACCGTAGAGTTGCACCTGCCAACGCTGTTGGTTTGATGGGAAGTAACTAAGGTTCTTAATCTTAGATGTCTTCCAGTCAATGACTGCGCCAGTACTAGGTACGAATAAGTCTACGTGTGCTTTCATATCACCGTAGGCAACTTCAGTTTCCACTAAGTATTCTTTTGCTTCAGGATCAAGTGAGCCAATAGCATCTTCAATAGCTGCGTGAATAGCAGTACCCATAATGGCTGCAAGTTTAGATTGGTTATCGTTTGTATGTGGTTGTGCATTCAGTCTGTACCAAACCTTGCGCTTACAGCCACCAATCTCAGATGGGCCAACCTCTGTCTGCATACTGCGGTCACGACTTGCATCTTTAGCGTGCAGTACGTGAAGTAGTAGTTCTTTAGGATCTGCTATCGCCATTTGCGGTCATCTCTCCAACTCAACCAAGTATCGAAGCCATATGCTGCAACAAAACCTAGTAGAAAGCTGGTTAAACAAAGTGCAATTATCTCTTTCATTTATACCCTCACTTGTCCGATTACTTGTATTGGTGGATGCGTATTGATATCCAGTAAGGATGCAATCCTGACTGCCTCTTCTGCTACCACACTTGCCGTAATGAGTTTATTGTAATTCTTAGTTGGTAAGGAATACAAGTACCCAAGGGCATAGTTTCCTCCTGAGCCTGCCGAGAACAGCCCACGCTCAGATGTATTAAACGATAGGTCGCCACCGATAGAGAACAGGTTGGCGTTAAATGAGATAAGGAAAGAGAAGTTCATCTCCTTGTTATCAATCTCGTAGTTACCTTCTTTGAATGCAGTTGAGATACTAGGCAGTAACTTGCTACCCATAAAGCGAACGGGATCTTCACCACGATAGAGCGGTGGCTTCCACGAGTAGGCAAGGATGTCACCTGGTCGTGAGTCGCCGGTAAGACCTAGTAAGAACTTTCCCACCGAGATTATCTTGGGCGTCTCGATAGAGATGATGCGTTGGTCGCCATCTGTAATCTGACTATCAGCTGCAAAGACAACGAAGTCTTTGCCTTGAATCCCTACTAGCGTGGTCAAGAGTTTCGCTTTTTTATGTTACATAAAGCGTGAGATGGACGTATGTTTTCCAATGTATCTGGCCCACCTTTGCTCAACGGAATTAGATGATCGAAGTGTAACCCAAGTTCCCAACCATCTGCAATATAGGCTTGCCTTGGAGCGGTAAGGTCAACTGGAATTTTACATATATGACAGTTAGTTCCATATAAATCAAAAATTTGTTGGTTTGTATAGGGAGTATGACCATTACTTTTCTTCTGAGCTTTACGTTTAGATGAAGTATTTCTGCTGTACTCACGTGTCTTTTCAGGATTTTTACTAGCCCATTTACGATTTTGTGCGTATATTCGTTTAGAGTTCTTTTTATAATAGTCTCTACGACGTGTCGCATTGGCATCTTTACAGGGTTGGCACGATAATTCTTTTCTACGTATATGGCGTGCGTAAGCAGATAAGGTTCCACAAGGTACTAAGTTCATAACGTGAGTATAACACATAAACGGCGTGTCGTTACTAAAGGAAGTATTATCAGATGCTACACTACGAGCCGTGAGGCGAGTTAAACAGACAGGGCGCCCTTTAGGGGCGCAGCAGACGGATAGTACCGTACTGCTGGTCCGGCTCCGTCTACCAACCCTGCCAAGAATGAAGCACAGAAACCCTCTGCGAGGGTTACCACAGGTCACTGGTGCCGATCTGCGGGACTTAGGACCCGTCCACGTGTGTATATGTGGCTCTCAAGTATTCAACGTTGCAGCGTCCTTTAATGACTTCGAGCTATCTTGGTACTTCCTAGACGCTACCTGCTTTTCCTGCGGTGCTTTAGTACGAGTCCCTTGTGAACCTGACAGGTATGAAGCACAGTCTTTCGAAGATTAACGAAGAAGAACGGACGGGTATATGCTCAGTCTGTGGCCCAACTAAAATCAAACTTAGAGATAAAAAAAGAGCCAGCCTTAAGGCACGCTACAAGTGCAAGACTGTCTACATTAAAGCCCATAACAAGTACTCATACCCGTATGCAATCCACAAGAAGGACTACTGCCAGCACTGCAACTTTAAGCCAGTCCACATCAGTCAGCTCGACGTGGATCACATCGACGGAGACAGGTGGAACAACGACCCGTCTAACCTACAGACTCTCTGTGCTAACTGCCACCGTCTCAAGACCCACCTAAGCGGTGATTCAAACTCTGGCATATTTTAGGCATAAAAAATAAGCCCCCACCCAGGATTTCTCCTGAGTGAGGGCTGTTGCCTCGCGCTTATGGGCTAATTACTTAGCACCACGACCAAACTCTTTTGCCTTTGGGTCTAGTGACTTCCAAATTGGGGCAATGAAGGCTGATGCAAAAGCATAGGCTAATGTCTTTGGATCTGTGATTCCTGCTGCGTAGAGAGCTACTACTGCTGGTACTGCTGCACGAGCATAAGTTGTTGCGATTGCGATTAACTTAGTTGTGTTCATTTTTTATCCTTTACTTAAGGGTTCTTAGCCTTTACTTAAGACTTAAAAACTGGCTTACCAAAGCCAACTACATATACTGGTAATGACTTCTTAATAGCTGAGCCATTCTTCTTCTTGTATGCACGACGCTTCAAGCAGACTTCTCCACCATTGCGCTGATCACCCTTTTTATCGGATGAAGTGTTACCTTCCATAACGTTGACAGTTCCGTCACCATTATCTTTTGTAACAATTCCTACGTGGCTAATCCGATTGATATTATCTCCTGGGAAATCGAAGAAAATGATATCTCCTGGTAGTGGCATAGCCACCTCAGCATCTTCCCATTGGCCCT